CGGACACGAGAGAAAATAGGTTGTTCGGACGGGATCTGGCCGTTGATGACATTGTCACCACGGAAAAAGTAGAAAGCAAGGACGGAATTTACGGCTTGTTCACGACCAGGAATAGAATCATCACGGAGGTAAGATAACATATCAAGGATGGTATGCAAATCAACAAAGCAAACGTAGGAATTCAGTTCATTGGACCATAGAGCGCGCTTTTTAAGAAAGGTTATATCGCGCTGATGGACGTGGGGGGTAGGTTCTTCATCTTTTCGAGCAGGGGTAATTTTGATTTCGAATTGGGAGAGGAAGGATCGGATTGTGAGAAAATTGAAATGGGGATCCAATTCAGGAGAGGTGGAGATAGCGGTATCATCACCATACAGTTTCATGGTAACATGTTCAAAGAAATTTCGAACAGTAGCGCGAGCGCCAAAGGTGTGCTTGTAAGCAGCTCCAACAAAAACAATGCCGGAATGGGTGTTGACATCAGTCGGAACAACCATTCCGGATTTGTTTCCATTGAAACAGTGATACAACCAGGCACCAATGATCATCGCACAGTCACAAATGCTGTACAGGTACTTCATAACGTTATCATGTGGATCGTTAACCACAGATTGGACCCAGTGGCCGAAAGCTTCAAACTCTCTCCACGTATTTTGGGCTTCCATTTTCTCATAGTCGAGATCAATATAATTCAGTGGAGCAGCCTTGCGTTGTTCGGCAAGCTGATCCCACATCAAACCCCAGTCGGGGGAGCATACATCTATGCCAACAGTGGAGATGCCACTGTGGTCACAATGTAACCAATCGAGAGCTGGACCTAGCCAGCGGACACCATAGACAAAATAGTGGAAAGGAGAGATTTCAAACGTTCTAGTCTTTTCATCGATAATTTTTTGTAATTTTAACGTCTCATCCTTAAGGGATGGACGGATAACGGCAATTGGCCAAGCTTTGTCAGCTTCCAATTGTTCAACTTGAGCAATAAATTCAGGTTTGAAGGACCATGATTGGGTCGCTTCATCACGTATCATATAATCAGTACGGGCTGTAAACCCGTATCCAGAAGATTTGTTGGTTTCAATCAAATTTGCAATTTCATCAAAATCATAAGGTTCAAGCTTCACATCAGGTTTACTAAAGGCAGCAGCGGCAACTTGAACTCCAAAATCAAATAGGTGGTCAGGAATCTGTGGTCGACTGACCCCGTGCTTTGCTTCCATTTTTCGAATAATGTGGAATTTTTGGACAGCAGGAGCAACACGACAGGGCAATTCAGGATGACAATTGCGATAAGGAGTGACTTTCAATTCAGTTGACGTAGCAGAATTAACAGGTTTAGACGAGCGAGCGATAGGTGAAAAATTTCCTTCGGGAATCACAGGTTTATCCTCAAGTTCAATTGGGCGGAACTCAGGATATTGAGAAAAAAGGGCTTTAACAGGAGCAACTTCAGGCGATTTTCTCATCTG